TCTACCACCATTCTCTTCCAGAATCTTAGCAAGGTGTTGGGTGAACTTTCTCTTTTCAACTTGGAAGAATCCAGCAATACGCTTATGATTGTGTTTTGCACCACTGATTTTCTTACCAAGAAACAATGCCTTTGTACCTTTGAAATCCTTAATGTTGTTAGCCCACAAGTCTAACCTGTTCAACCAATGTATGCCATCAAGGGCATACTGGGTATCATGCTTAACCTTTGTATAGTTCCATGAATGGCCTGTAACAGTAGATTCCCACGCTTCCGCAGGGATATTAAGATGTTCACCCTTTGGCGTAGCATCGGCATCCAGTTTAATCCAGTACCTAGTTGTGATTTCTTTAGCTACCCCAAATATGAATGCACTAAACATCTCTTCCTTATGGGACTTAGCTATAGGATACGTCCATTTTACCAACCTGATATCGCCATCCCATTGCTTTTTATGGCTTTCCCAATATTCATCGTGCCAGCAATCTTCATGCACAAAAATCACCAGCGGTAGATATTTGATAATATCCATTTCCCGCCATTCGGGGAGATTCTTTTTTAGCTTAGGGAGATACTTCTTATCAACTCCTGTAACCAGTGTAGCGGCCATCGGACCCTCCTGTTTCAAGTATTTTCTTAGTGATTTGTCGCCATAGGTATCTTCTGTTAAGATACCCAGTTTTCTCATTTCCCAATAGGTGTCTTTCCATTGTCTACATAACTCATATTGACCAACATGTTTGTACCCGTGGTAATGGATAATCTTTATGTCCTTGAAATTTATAAAGCCATCTTTAAAGAATTTTACGCTTGTTCCCCAGCTTACATCTGCCAGATAATGCTTATAGTGTGGGAGTATTAACTGGCAAGCAAGTTCATCTACCATTCTAGTCGTACAATCTTTAGCATACCCCTTTTGGCACACCTCATCCCACTTTTCTAGGATTGGATTACCTTTAACCCATCCATCTATACCTGTGTTCACAGCTGTACCATAGTCCAATGCAGGCTGAACCAATTTTGGTACTGCTGGTTTCCACGCCTTTATCCTTTTTGATATCTGCCCACCCCTTGTTTTCCAATTGCTGAAATTGCCAGTAACAAAGCCATATTTCTTAATGTAATCAAAATACTCATCTATAGGCTGCATTACTAATGTATCTGCATCCAAAAACATGGTTAGATCTGCATCGCAGTATCTGTGTAAGGTGGGTTTAGTGCATAGGGGGTACTGGCCGGTGGGTGGTATGCTTTTTACTTGGCAGTCTAGCCCTTTTAGCTTTTCCAGAAACCACTTTTCCTGCTCCCCCTCCACCAGCACCAAAACAGGGCCGTTCCACACTTTCCTTAGGGAAAAGATACTAACCAGCATCCGCACTGTGCATTTTGTGCCACGGTTATAATAAAGGACTGTCTGTGTCATTTAAGCATATCCCCGTATTTCATGCCAGCAACCATTTCTTGTACACAAAGAGCATTATCATATTTCTCTTGCAACAATTCTTCCGCAAACCCTCTTTCCATACCTTGCTTAATTTCATTGATGAATAATGTCAAGCCATCCTTATCATCAAAATAGATTTCCTGATGCGGCACTTGGTTGCTCTCGCTTATATCTGCCCCCACTGCCAAACGGTATTCTACCCCAAACATCCACTGGATAAGGTTACAAATCATTATCAGCGGAAGTTTACTTTCTAATGTTGGCTGAACATTATCCTCAACAACATAGTTTGCCACACTTTCAGCAAAATTCCACACGTTAGCAAAAGCCACAACTTTGAACGGATCTTCTATCAAAGTATATTCCTTGTTGACCGTGAAATGCAGCACAGCTTGGTTGATAATTGTATCACTTCTAAACCCCCTAGCTGTACCATATAAGACCGGGCATTGAATAGTATGGAATGTATCTGAATCATGGTCCAATATCTTGTCTACAAACTTTTCTTGCTGGTCACCAGTCAAACTATAGACATAATAAACGTCACAATCCAAATCCTGTAAAGCTTGAATAATTGCACGATAGTGTTTACGATAATCATCCAAATGCCGGGATGTATAGAATTCTTCCACATCTATGTCACTACAAATTATCACCTTATCAAAATGTTGGTTCCAGTACCCAGCATCTACCTTACGCACATCTTCCTTAAGAAAATCCTCTTCCGGTATTACCTTCTTAATTTCATCATCCGTCCACTTCCCATAGAGATTCGTATCTATAACACTTACATCGTGTGTTCCACAGAGCTTTGTAAACACAGAAAAACCCAAATATCCTAATCCACCTATGATTGCAATTCTCATTCCTGTCCTCCAATTGATTCACGTTCTATGTCATTGGTTAGCTCTACCCAATAAATCTCAAACATTACCCCAGCCTTTAACACCTTAAACTGGTGGAATTCCCCCGGTGCTACCACATGTATATCGTGCGTATTAAGTATGGTTGTATCCACCAGCTTATAATCGTTTTTCCACACCTTAATTTCCACCTGCCCCTTCTCCACAAAGAACATATTGAATTTATGGAGATGCTTATGCTTACTGCAAAATCCAGTCTTAATTTCTAAACGATGAATTTCTACATTACTGTTTTTGAATAGTTCTGCTGTCTGGCCCCAAATTTTGCCGGCGATTTTCACAAGAACGTAAATGCTTTCTTCAATCTGTCGTATTCGTTTTTGTAGAATACCCGACTATTCTGGTCGTTTTGCATAGCCGGATTATCTTTGCGAGTAGCAGCTTCCACATGATATGCTTCCGCCTTGGAACTATACCATATCTTGTACCCTGCTTCCCGTGCTCTCAAACAGAAATCAATATCGTTACAGTCACCATAAAACTTTTCATCTAATAACAGTTGGTGATAGACTTGGCTACGCACCATTACTAAAGCAAAAGTAACTGCGCTGACCTCTCTGGTGGGTACATAATTCTTTTTTGCCAATTTCTTTCTGGCAAAATGTTCAAACAATTTTATTCTATCGCTTAAAAATACTCCACCATGTTGGAATGTCCTCTTTTCATAGTTCTTCTCTGGGAAATACAATGCTGCCCCCACTACTGCGGCCTCTTCCTGATGTGACACAAAAAGCATTTCTTCAATAAAATTGTGGTTTATAATTTCTACATCATCATTCATCAAGATGTAGTAATCGGCTGGGTTCTCTGCCTGTATGCTCTGAGCAATACTATTATGTAGCTTGGCATAATTAAACCTACCCCCACCTTTTAACGGCCAGTACCACTTAAAAACCAAATCCCCGTGCGCTTTTGCCACTTGCTTATAACCAGCATTACTGCCACCCCACCCAACATAAATCTTGGTATTCTCCCGGAACGTATTGCACACCAAACTTTCCAATGCTTTTATCAGCAATTCTGGTGTACTAGATAGAATAATAATTGCCACATGTGTATCCCGTGGGAAATATCTTGTGTGCAGATCATAACTAGAACCAGTACCATTACTGTATAGAACACTTTTCCCATGGAAAAATTGTTCACAATAATAAGAATTAACTGTAAATAAGACTTCTGGCTTTACATCCCAATAATCTGCCTTAGTTACACTGCCAAATGCTTCATGTACTTGCTTAACTTTCCCACCTTCTAACAACAGATCCAATATCATTTCATGCTTGTGACTATATGTATGTATGAATCGTTTATTGACAGCCAAATATGGTGGATTTAAATAACCTTCCAGCGCACTATATGGGTTGATAAAATTATAGATGTATTTCTTCTGCAACCCAGTCTTAAAATAATAATCAAACGCGACTATATCTTCCCCATCCAATCCCTTCACTATCTGCACAGCCTTAGCCAAAGTAGTGGGATTTGGATTTTCCGGCGTATATAATGTATATTCCCCAATAACCATAGCTGCCATAACTTATATAAGAAAAGCCCGGCTTATATAAACCGGGCTTTTCCCCAATGGAGAACAGAACTATTACGCAAAGTTCACAGTTGCATCTAGGTCACTAACCGAAACCAACTGATCTTCAAAGTTATACTGGAACGCAATACGTTCACTAACCACGAATTTCCGCTGATCCGATTCAATCACTTCTTCAGACTTCATCTTAATCTTCCGGCGATCACCAATATCACAAGCACCCTTCTGCATCAACACCATTTGCCCAGCCGTTCCCTGCGGGATTTCATAGATAGGCACACCATAAATTATGGTAATAACGGCGTTTTTCTCACCAGCAGAACCCATACCAGTAATGAAACTGGCAAGCGCCTGACCACTCGTGCTGGCATTCTTGAATTGGGAATTCATGCGAATATTAGCAGCCTGATCCGGAGGAGCCAAACCAAACAATTTCGCCTTATTACGCCCATATTTACCTAGATTATAGATCGCGTTGTTAATCATATCTTCATCAAATATCGCGCTACCAGCATCAACAGCAGTGCTACCACCACTAATAGCGGTCGGGAAGATACCCTCAAACATCAACCGGGCATCCCGCACATACCAGTTATCATCCGTTGCGGCATCAGGCGTAGGTGCAGTAGCCGTATGATCGGTATCACCAGTACAGAGTACCTTTTCCTCGGCTTCGCCAACGGCTTGACCAAAGTCTTCCAGCACTTGGGCTACAACATCCGGCTGGCTATCTTCGATTGCTTCCTCATCCACCATAACATAGGACATCAACTTCCGTGCTGTCCACAGGACGGTGGTAGCTGCAAAACTCGAAAGCGTCGCAGTCACACCGTCGGGGATGAAGTAAGCTTCCAACCCGGAAGTTCGCTTGGGTTTACGCCAAGTCCGGGTTTTCATGGTGAAAGTGTTAAGCAACCGTCGCATAATATTAATGTCCCGGATATACTCAATGACCTGTTGGGCCAATGGATCCGGCAAGTACGCACTAATACTCGCGCCGCTGGTTGCCACACTTAGGGCTTTTCTGATGAGAGCATTGTTAGCCATATCACTTTTCTCCTTTATTACCTTTGTTTGTTTTAGCCTTCATCGTCAGTGAGTTCACCAGCGACCATTTTAGCGACCATCACCTGGAAGTAAAGATCCCGAACTTCATCCTGCTCGCCATCTTCCAAGCCAGTCCACACAGACTTGTGGTTCATTGCATACATGACAAATTTCAGGGTATCAGGGTCTTCAGCATCCACAAGGATTTTCTCAGGCACTCCCTTATCAGACTTCTTCTTTTCCTCTTCATCATCGGCGTCATCTTCCTGACTACCCTTGCGTTTCTTGTCTTCTTTAGTAAGACCCTTAATGAGCTTCTTAAGTTCAGCAACCTCGGCGGTCAGCTTATCATTGCCCTTGTCTTTCTTAGCTTTCTTGAGTTTCTTGGATTTCTCTTTCTCTTCCTCTTCGTCTTCGTCTTCGTCATCGTCCTTCTTAACCAAAGTACCAACGACCTTAGCCAGACTCTTCATCTGTTCGGCCATAGTTTTACGCTGCTCAGTGGCCTCTTTCTGGCCCTTAGCAAGCTTCTTCAGCGTATTGCCCATCTTCTCTTCGATGGCTTCACTGATAGTCTGATTCCTTTTGTCCTTGTCCTTTTTCATGTTTTCACTCCTTTGTGAATTATAATCCTTTTTTGCTCTTGTTAGCGATTTACCAACTGCTTCATTGATTGTTGCCATTGCGTTAGCGGGGAGTCCTACCACACTAACTTCAAAAAGCTCCATTTCTAAAATTCTGTATTCTTCAATCCTTCCTGTTTCTTCGTCTCGTACGACTTCCACTTTTTTTGGGCGCAAACGGATAGAAAGTGCATTCAGAATTTTTTCTTTAATCTTAATCCAAATATTTTTTACATCGTCCGCTTGGCTAAGAACAATAGTGGTCAACAAACCAACTTTGTCCACAACAGTTTTAACCACTCGCCCAATCGGCATGTCAGTGTCGTGGTTAAAGAAGACCGTATTAGCCCCCGCCTGCATCAAATCGTTTTTAGCTTTTTTAATCGCACTGAGAGTAATGACGTCCCGCACCCGGTCTTTATGGGTCGTACACGCATAACCTTTAATTATACGCTTAGAATCTTGAGAAGTTGTATCAAGCCCTTTTAACTTAAACTCACATTTGTATTCAGGCTTGATGCCAAATTTTTTGAACTGACTCAGTGTAGAAAGAATTATTTTTTTCTTCATTGATCGTTTCCCAGTAGGGCTTCCCAATATGGTGTAGAGGATTTCAATTTCAAAATCAGATTATCTATCTCAGTTTCAAGTTCCTCTTGGGATCCCTCAAAATTTTCCGCTAGGAGCTTTACATTCTCTACATAAAAACGGAAAATTGGGAAAACATCTTCTTTAAGTAATTTTTGCATATAGAGTTTTGGAAACATTGCCACAGCAAATTCTGGATCGTCAAGAAAATGAATCTTAAATGTATCCATGCACCAATCCAACATCACCTTTTGGGTTGGCTTAGGCGGCTTGGCTTGGTTAGCTGGCTTTTTGCCTCCCTGCCCGCTCGGCGGTACTAAATTACCACCCGGCCCTACTTGTCCACCACCCGGCATTATATTAACTGGTGTATCACCCCATGTTACCTTTGCCCTACCTGTCTTAGCGCGTCTTTCATTAATGGTAATAACACCATTCATTAGGTCAATCTGGTCAATCTGTGCTTCTGTTTTAGCATCTTCTAAGTCAATACTGGCAAACTGTACTTTGAGATCCTTAAAGCCAAAACCATCCTCAATAATTTCCTTGGTATATACATAAGCTTCCTTCTCCAAAATAGGCTTTAACGCACCACTTTTATAAATTCTTGTTTGTTCTGCCGAATTGACTTTACTGGTGGTTGGATCCACTATGCCTAATATAAAAGGCTGCATCCCAAACACAGCAAATATTTTTCCACGCAGTTCATAACCATATTCATTAAACTGCATATCCTGATTTGTCATCATCATCCGGACAAATTCAATATCCTTGGTGTTTAGCACAGCCATCTTATGAGCTTTATTCGCACCCTTAAAACTGGCTTGCCACCACTGTCTAAATTTCTTCAATTCCTTTTTACCAAGCCCCGGCACTGACAAGATACCAGTAGGTTCCGCCCCATTAATAAAGATGTTGCTGTTGAAAGCAGCCCGCAATAAATCAGTAGCGACGGCTGTAGCTACTACATCAAATCGTTTAATACCATACAATGTATGGCTGGCGGGATTATCAACTACAAAAATGACTTCGTCTTTATCAAACCATTTATCTTTTGTACTGTCACCATCTAAGCTCTTAAGCTTATAGGTTTTTTTAGGATACAGATTGCCCTGCCTGTCAGACTTGATCTTAACCTGTTTAGCCATTAAGGAATAAAGTTCTTTTATCCGACCATCTTCCTTAACCTTTTCCATAGCCCCCCGGCCATACACTAAAAAGTCACGAATCCACTTTTCCCGGATTTCCCGCATAGATTCTTTATTATCATTAGGATCATCAAAAAAGGCTCGCACCACTTTTATTCTATCAGCTATACGGCCTTTGATCTCTTTATCTTTTTCCTTTGGCACCACTTCAATTGGAACTTTTACACAATCATCAATGATCCGACCAATAGCACTGAAAGTCCATTCATTATTTGTATATAGTTCATAAGCTTCTTGGTCAGACACCTGTACCAGCATAGGTTCAGAAAGGCTACTATTCATCAAAAACCCTTCAACAAAACCACTAGCTTTCTTTTGCAAACCGTAATTAGCACTGACTGTTTTTCGCTTCATGGACAATCCCCTATATGCATTTGTTTAATTATCTTTCTACTTAATCTTCTATCTCTGTGAGATCAAAAATTTCAAATGTGCCTTGCCCTGCCTCTTCAGTCTCACAATTATACACTGACCCAAATACTGAGTCAATTATATCCTTGCCCTTACCCGTAGGATGGTCCACTCGCTTGCCCTGTATATATTTCAAATGACGAGCTTCCTTAGCAAAAATGCGATCATAAGGATATTCCACGCGATTCTCGACAAAACATTTCTTCGCTTGTACTGGGACTTCGTCAGTCCTGTCCAAAGATAATAATTCAGTTTGAATATCTTGGTCCTCTAAGGATTGTTTGAACATGTGGCTTTGGTAGCTATCGACCGTAACCAATACTATATTAAACCCATGATCTTGTAACCAGTATATAATGTACTTTAGTATGCCATCATAATAAATTTCACTGTTCTTAAGCAACAATGGGTCTCTTTTGGCTACCGGGTCTATCCAAGCAATAAAATCCACTTTAATCACTGGCCTTTCTTCAAACCTATCTTCTTCATCTAACTTTTCTTCTGCAGTCATCTTATCATTATCTTTATTTTTCCGCGTCAATTCTTGCGCTTCAAATGGATCTAGTTCTACATCCAACCAATCTACTACGTGAGTCATAGCAATAGAAGTCTTGTCCTTATTTTTACTCAAGTCTAAATGGATATAATAATCAGAATCCGGTTCAGCACTAAACCACTCCCTGAATTTACCATTGCCCTGATATGGATTTGCCCTGCAATCTTCGTAATCCCAACATGCATACGGATCTTCATTCAATTCCCGATTTGCATATAGCGGGCAGTTCTTACATATTTCACAAGGATTTTTATCCACAAAATCTGGGTCTCCCCAGAATGTTTCAATCACACCCATTGGCTGTGCGCCAAAGTCTCGCATAGTGCGCCGATAATCACGGGCTAGACTATTTTTGAAATCGTCTATAGTCATATTTGGATGCATCTCCCATGTAGCTGCCTGCATCGCGAATGCTGTACCATCTTCTTGCATCTGATGCATTAGCTCATAGAATTTATGCATTACAAAATCATCATCAAACCGTGGCGTTGTAATCGCGATCATTTTATAATGTTCTTTAAATCGAGAAATACAAGAACCAAAGGCTGCTTCCCAACATTCTTTAGCTTTAGATTCTGAGCTTTCATCACTATCTTTTTCTAGGAAGAATGCTAACTCATCACCCACCCATTGTATTGTATTATACCCTAACCACCCAAATGCCTGACTATTACCACTAAGAGCTATTATGTTCTTTAAAAAAGTTACCTGCTGTGTGCCGGGTTCACTGTATTTGCCTTCAAACCACGCACAATTTTCCAGATGTCCAATGAACTCTTTAAAGAATACATTTTTAGCCTGCTGCTCATTACGAGCCACATTAATGAAGTATATTGCTGACCCCGGTGATAATCCATAATACGTCTGTGGGCTATACATACATAAGCATCTGTATATCCCATATAGATGTAATACTGAACTTAGGAAATCTTTTCCTGATCCTTTTCCCCAAAGTAACACAGCTTCACGTACTTGTGGCTTTACTAATTCTTTCGCCGCCTCCAACACTTTAGGGCGGCACCCCACATAACCATCCCACTTAAGATTTAAGAATTTCTTATCACAGATAAAGGTTTCTATATCTACCGGCTCTTCTTCCCATATTTCTTCCATACTAATCAACCCCTGTGCTATTTCCTTAAAGGGGTCGTCAATATTGGAATGTTGGTCGCGGATCGTTTTTTTGGTTAGTCTTTTTGCCACGATTCTTCCACAACCACCTTGTATTGTTTGTAAAGCTTATTCTTTTCCAACAATCTTTCGACTGTTGCTTTCTGCTTCAATAAATCCAAGCTGAAAAAATATTCCTTTTGACGTACAAACTTTCTCCCTTTCTCCTTATCCTTTTTGACTTGCTTAATCAGGCGCTCCACCAACCGTTCACCTATAGCTTGCACCAATCCCTGTAAACAAGTTAAACAAGGGTAACACCCTTCTTTATCCTTTAAGCATTTACCTCCGTGTTTATTGCCTTTCCACAATGGGTGTGCTGCTGCAAACCGCAATAACGTCTCCCAATCCTGCAATCCATTTAACGGGAATAAATTGTAAATTAATGGTGTTACCAATACTTGCATTTCTTTTGTGTCCATCAGAATTTCTCCGTAAGTAGAATGTTTTCCAAGAAAAGTTTATATACAAAACTTCCGTTTGTACCTTTCAATTCCTTCCGCACTGCCTCCATTACTAACACGTTGGAACATTTATCTATTGCCTCACGGAGTGTAGCTAAACGCCGCGCTCTGAGCTTATCCGCCATCTTATCATTGCTGATTAAGGCAAAATAGCTTTTTACTGTTCCCCTGATTTCTTTTATATTCATCATTCTGCTTTGATTGGTATTTCCTTAACACTTCCAGACGTCTTTGTTTGGATATTCAGTAGTGATTGGCGAATTTTCTTTTTAATCTCATCATCAGCAACACAAGTATTAATCACTTCAATAATCCCCCGCAAAAGAATTCGCAGCCCTTCCGGAGTCATATAGAAATCAGACTTTCGTTCCATCCTTTCAATGCGTTCAATAGCTTTACCAATATTTTCAATTATCCTAGAAAGCCTGTCTATTACATTACCATCGGTTAATTCACTTTCGTTATCCACAATTTCTTTGATTGTGAAGAACTTTTCCGCACTACCAGCAAGGTGATCTGCTTTCAATACTCCTTGTATTAACCTAACCAACTTCTTAGAATTCCTAATCGGCTTGTTCCTACTAAACTTATCAATGTATTGCACCAACAACAATCTCAAAGTAGCCAGTTCCCGGTTATAGGATAAAATATCCGGATCGCTCATGAATGTTTCTAATATACTGGACAATTTTCCATCAAAAGCTCCTTTGTATTTATCCAGTGCTGTACTTTGCCCGTTTACCAATGCCCTGCTGTTAGCACCGCCATGATGCCTACAATAAAGACTGCCCTTGCTACAAACATTACCGCAGCGGTGTTTGGGTGCGGTTTTTATTTTGTTGCCGTCAGGGTCTCTTGGATACGTGTTTCTAAAACACCTTAGCCCACCTTTAGCTGCTCTGTGCTGTTCTGGTATATCTTCTGTGGCACAACCAATCAGATGCCCGTGCTTGAGATAAAGTTTCTTGCGCTTTTTACGTTCTGTCTTTTGATTTCGTTTTTGCATCTTCCTTTTCCATTTGTTTTCGTATAGATTTATTGATAAAATAAGATTTTGATCGTTGCTTCTTTTTAGATTTTTTCCCTAACCAATCAAAAAGATCTTGGTCTGCGTTGAAAGATGTGATTCTTTTTCCCAATGTATATTCCTTATTAACCCTTAATAAGTGTAAAGAAGATGATCACTGGAATAAAAAATAAAATGTTCAATATCTCACCTATTTTACACTCTCCTATCTCTAACGAGACTAGGAGAGGACTTACCCCCCTATAACCCCCCCTTTCTATTGTTCAAAATACTTAATTACCTGGTCTTATCTTTATGTACTTGTACTTCTTTCTGGATCATACCTACAAGTTTTTCTGGAGAGAAATTTTTATCCAGAATCATAATATTATCATCCAGATGGGGTTTTCCATTATCTTTACGAGATATCATTACCTTGTATGGAATCCCACATTTTCTTAAAAGATCTGTAATTTTATCAGCCGTATGGTTGCCAACAAAATAATCTAGCAATACAAAATCTATTGTTTGCCCACCTATACGTATAATAGCTTCATATATGTTTTGGACTGTGGTTACTTCACAATCTTGTTCTGCAAGTGCAGCTTCCATTTCTGGAGCAGCTTTCATTTGGCAAAAAAGAATTTGAGACTTCATCTGTGGTATCCTTCAATTTTATTATGTATATCGCGAATATCATTACGATGATTGTTTTGAGTGCTTTGGAATTCTTCTTTCGCAACTAAATCTTTCCTAAGTTTTAATTCTAAGTCATATAAGTCTTTTAGATATGAGGCTTTAAAACCATAATTTTCAGCTACGGTATCCTTGAGATCATTCAGGAATTTCTCGTCCTGAGCATTAACTTTCTCTTCTATTTCAGCAATTTTCTTAGCAATAAGATATTTATATATCCAGCCAAAAAGTCCACCAAGAACAACTATAATCGTAATAAACAACCCAATAGCTGTTAGTATGATTCTTATCCAGATTGGGTCAATATTTTCCATCTTCTACCTTTTATTAAGTTGAACTAGATTGTTGACGTACTGCACTAAATGGTCCTTCAGGAGTAAAAGTTGTACCATCAGGATACTGGGCTTTTAACGAAATTCTTATTTCATCCTGTGTACGAGTCTTCCGCAGTAGTGGGTCATATACGACTTCAAGTGGCATGGCATTCCCCCACTAGATTTAATTAGCAGGATCA